TGAAAAGATACCAGAGGAGCAAGGAAAAGAGATAATGACAAAATACAGAACAGAAAAGCTATGAAAATTTACATCAGTGGAAAAATAACAGGTCTACCTATAGAGGAAGCAAAAGAAAACTTTGCTAAAGCAGAAGCTATCCTTAAGGAACATGGCCATGAAGTTATAAACCCAATGACTTTAGTGCCATACAGTCCAGAACTAACATGGAAAGACTATATGATTAAAGACATAGACGCTTTAATGGATTGTGAAGCAATAACAATGTTAACAAACTGGGGAGACTCAAGAGGTGCTAGAATAGAAAGAGCAATAGCAATAGAAATGGGATTATTAATTAAATACCAATAAAAATGGGAAACTGGCATAAAGGAAAACGCATAAACCAGGATCAACGCCTGAAGAGAATAAAAAGAAATAACAAATCTAAAAGGAAACGTAAAAAGATATACCATGGCATACGACAGACAAGAACTATTTAACCAGGCTATAGAGAAAATAGCAGAAGAGAACCTCTTCTTTATAGAGGACATCGTAGCATGGCTACCATGCGACAAAACAACCTTCTATAGATACTTTCCAGTAGATGAAAAGAAAGACTCTCAACAAGAAGAAATAATCAATCCTGAAGGAGAAAAATGCAACGGTTACAACTATCTAAAAGAGATGCTCGAACAGAACAAGATTAAAACGAAGTCAAGCCTTCGAGCAAAGATGTACAAAGGCGACAGTTCTGCTTTAGTATTGGCTCTTTACAAATTGATTTGTACTCCAGAGGAAAGGAAAGCACTTAGCATGCAGGCCATTGATCATACAACAGGAGGAGAAAAGATGCCGACTACAGTAATCAATCTAGGATCAGGAAAAAAACCAACAGGTAAATAGTTGTCTCCATCGTCTGTAGACTTGTAACGAAACCCACGCTATCAAAGGAAAGTTAAAAAATGAAATTACTGGAAAAACAAGAGGAAGCTGTATACTATCTGAAGGACGACATCACAACAGAGATATTGTACGGAGGAGCTGCAGGAGGTGGAAAGTCAAAGATAGGAGTACTCTGGTTAATTGAAATGTGTCAGGCTTATCCAGGAACAAGATGGTTGATGGCCAGAGAAGTACTAAAGACTTTAAAGGAGACTACACTAAACACATTCTTTGAAACCTCAACTGAGTTAAACATTATGGACCAGTGGGAGTACAAAGAACAGAAAGGACTAATCCAATGGAATAATGGAAGTCAGATACTCCTGAAGGAATTAAAACACAGGCCAACAGATCCTAACTTTGATAGCCTTGGTTCTTTGGAGATTTCAGGAGGCTTTATAGATGAGGTTGCACAGATAACATTCAAGGCCTGGCAAGTTGTAAAGTCAAGAGTAAGATATAAGCTAACAGAGTATAACCTAACGCCTAAACTTCTAGGAACCTGTAATCCATCTAAAAATTGGGCTTACAAATACTTTTTTAGACCAGATAAGAAAGGCGACCTACCAGAGTATAGAGCATTCGTTCAATCATTGCCTTCAGACAATCCTCATCTACCAGAAAGTTATATTACTTCATTGAAGCAAATGGACGTAATAACAAAAGAAAGGCTTTTAAAAGGCAACTGGGAATATGATGACGACAAAAGTACTTTGATAAGCTACGATGCTATAATGAATTATTGGAACGGAGAACACATCAAGATTACAGGAGATGAAGAGATGTACCTTACAATTGATGTGGCCAGAAAAGGAAAAGACAAAACAGTCTTTAGAGTTTGGAGGGGCTTTATTTGTATAAAGAGATACGAGATGCTTGTAAGTAAAACAACAGAGGTAGTAGAGAAAGCCAGAAAGATACAATCAGCATTTAAAATTAAGAACAGTAACACAATAGCTGATGAGGACGGAGTAGGAGGAGGAGTGGTGGACCAGTTAGGATGCAAAGGTTTTATAAACAACAGTAGTCCAATAGGACTGAAAGGAAAGACTAACTACGTGAATTTAAAAAGTCAATGCACAATACTAATGGCACAAAGAATAGAAGCAGGAGGAGTAGTAGAGAGATGTCAAGATCCATCAATCATGGAATTAGTCAATGAAGAGATGGAGCAAGTAAAACTAAAAGACATCGATAAGGATGGAAAGGTAGGAGTAATACCAAAGGAAGATATAAAGGCATTAATAGGAAGGTCTCCTGATGATTGGGACTCAATAATGATGCGTGAATGGTTTGTTATTGGCCAGGTAAAACACAGGGTATTTAGTAACTAATAGAAAAAAAAGTTGTTTAAAATTTGTGAGCAACTAAAGAAAATTCATACATTTGGAAAAAATAGGTGCAGAAGCCTATCACAAAGAGAGCTAATCATATGAGCAGTTTTACTCAGAAAGCAAAGACCATCCTTAAAAATATAGGCAGCCTAGCCTTAGACAAGTATAGAGACGCTAAGATTATAACATCTTCTATCTACAACAACGGTTTTATTTTTACAATGCAGAACTTAACAACTCTGCTGAAGGAAGGATACTCTTCTAACACAGATGTCTATGCAATTGTTTCAAAGATTATCCGTACAGGAGCAAACATCCCTTACAAGATCATAAACACTCTACCAGATGGAACAGAAGAGGAAGTGACAGAAGGAGCTTTTTATGAGTCAGTAATGAGGCCAAACAAAAGACAAAACAAGTTTGAATTTACAGAGGACGCTCTAGGCTACCAATTAACAACAGGGAACGAAATATTAAAAGGAACTCGTCCTGCAGGGATGAATGTTATAAGCCAGGTCCACATAGTACCTCCACAACTGGTAACAATAAAAAGAATAGGTAAGGACTTCTTCGAGTACGCAACGAAGTACATAATGAAGTGGAGAGGGATGGACGTACCACTTGAGGAAGAAGACATAAAACACATTAAATACTTCAATCCAACTAACTCAGGTCTAGAGTTTGGAATGGGATTAAGTCCACTACAAGCAGCATACAACACCTTAATGACTTCAAACGAATTGATGTCTGCAGGAGCAAATGCATTGAAGAACAGAGGAGCTAATGGTTTACTTTCATCAGAAGGAGATCATCCAATGACAGAAGAAGAGTTTAACGACTTACAAAATACAATCAATTCTAAACTAGGAGGAAGCGAGAAGTTCAATAGAATAGTAGGAATAACAGCAAAGGTGAAATATACCCAGTTCGGATTAAGTCCTTCAGATTTAAAGATGGTTGAAAATGGAGTTCTTACACTAAGACAATTGTGTAATGTTTGGGGAGCAGACTCTTCATCGTTTAATGATCCTGCAAATAAAAAGTTTAGCAACCTGAAGGAAGGACAGAAATCATTCTATGTTAATGCAGTACTTCCTCCATTAGAAAGACACTTACTAGGATATGAGGAGCTAGTGATACCTTCCTGGAACGAACTAGACAATGCGAACTACAGCATTAAGCTAGACTTATCAGGAATAGAAGCACTACAAGATGATCAAGCACAGAGAGTGACGAAGCAAGTAAACCTATCAAAAGGAATAACAGATGTGATCATGAGAGTAGGAGAGGGTAAAATTAAACCAGAATCAGCTATAAGAATATTAATGATGAGCTTTGATTTAACAGAAGACCAGGCTAAGGAGCTTGTAGCAGACACAGGAGTTATTGAAGAAGGACCAGATACAGAAACTAATAACATGGATAATGAATAAACCAGGAACAGTAGATGTAGAATCGTTAAAACAATCTCAGAAGCAAAAAGCTAAGATTTTAAAAGACAAAAAAATAGTTAGAAAAGATGGAAATAGAAATACCACAGTTCGAAAATAAGAGTGATTTATTTGCTTTTTTAGTAAAGAACCAGAAATCATTAATAGCTCAGAAGAAAGCTATAATAAAGCATGCAGATGCTGTATCTTTCTATCCATCAGCAGTAATGGATAAAGGAGAGAAAGCTATCAAGTTAAACAATCCTGTTACAAATCCAGGAGAGGAATTAAAAGTAAAAGTGGTTATCAATACTACAAACTTAATGGACAGCCACAGAGATGTGCATATTCCAGGTTTGTGGGCTAAATCACTATCAGAAAACAAATCAATCATGCACTTACAAGAACATAGAATGGCCTTTGATAAGATCATATCTGACGGTGCAGATTTAAAAGCCTTTACTCAAACATTCTCATGGAAGGAACTCGGCCAGGAACTTGATGGAATGACAGAGGCTTTAGTGTTTGAATCAACAATAAGAAAAAGTCGTAATGACTTTATGCTTGATCAGTATGCAAATGGATTTGTAAAACAGCACAGCGTAGGAATGCGATACATTCAACTCGGACTGGCCATTAATGATCCGAATAACGGTGCTGAATTTGAGATGTGGGAGAAGTATGTAGGGGAGATAGCAAACAGAGAAGAGGCTGAAAAGATAGGCTACTTTTGGGTAGTAAAGGAAGCAAAGGTAATAGAAGGATCAGCCGTACCATTAGGAAGTAACTGGGTAACACCAACGCTAGAAAACAACCAGAAGCAGAAGCCGTCAGCAGACACTTCTGAGACTGAGCCGTCAAAGGACACTCAGAAGGGTAATGATTTCTTTAGCAACTGGTAGAGCTTAGCCAATTCATAAATTAATAAATTGGCCATAAGGCCGTAACTAAAACAATTTAAAGTCATGAAAAAAAGACATGAAAAATTTGGAAAGATGTTAACAGCATTTGCTGTGTGCGTCTTAGTATTTCTGGTAGGAGGCTCAGCCTTTGCCATGGGAAGTGCAATGATTGAAGGACTCGCTGTAGGTGGTTCTTTAGCTGCAGGTGCAGTAATTACAGCAAACGGATTACCAATCTGGTTTAAAATGGTAGATGGAGTTAAAACCTTCATGGAGTTATCTGAAGACGAAGTCAAAGGATTAACTACCGAAGAAAGATCATTGTATTACAAGGAAGCTCTTGAAAGTACAATGAAAGGAATGTCAGAGTTAAAGGATCAAATGAAAGACCTTGACAATGATACTGAGAAAGCAGCAAACTTAGTTCAACAATTGAAGAACTATGAGACTATGTTCGAAACATTAAAGAACACTCAGATCAATCAAGGAGAAATCATCACAGCTTTAAAGACTGCAGGAATTGAGTCTAAGGACGAATCATTCTCTGGGTTAATGAAGTCAGCGTGGGATTCTGCAACTACTGATGGTAAATTAGATAAAGCATTATCTGAAAAAACAGGTGTTAGTTTAAAAGTTACTAAAGCAGAACAAACGTATGGAGACATCAATGCAGGTTCTGACTTCGCTCAAATGAGAGAAGGTGTAATCGATAGGCCAGTAAGAGCTCCTAAGATACGTTCATTATTTCCTACAACTCCAGTATCAACTGAATTCTACAAGTATGTAGAGCAAAATACTGTAGTTAGAGATGCTCAGAACGTAGCTAAATGTGCTGCAGTAACCTCTACAACTAAAGAAACATTAGTAGTTAACTCAATTGAGACTAAAGTAGTTAAAGACATGATCGACTTCTGTCGTTTATTTGTTGCTGATTACCCATTCATGAGAAGCAGAATAGATAGATTAATCAATCAATCTTTAGCTTTAAGAATTGATGCTCAATTATTGTTAGGAGATGGATTAGGAGAAAACTTATTCTCTATTGATTCAACTGCTTCTGAATTCTCTGCAGTTAATCCTGTGTGTCCAGTTAATGCTTCTATCCAAGCAGCTAACATGGTAGATTTAATTCTAGCTATGCAAACGCAAGTGATTGAATTAGGAGAGCAAGAGTCATACGATCCAAATGTTGTATTGGTTAATAAATGTGATTGGTTTAAGAATGTTGAGTCTTTGAAAGACTTAAACAATAACTACTTAGACTCAAGAGTTAACATGATTAATGG